TGAAACCGGCGATCTGATGCGCGATTCGATGAATGGCTGCGCCGAGCACGTCGCTCTTCAAGTAAAGCCGGTAGGCGAGAATCGGATGAACGTCGGTGAAGATGCCAGCGCCCCAAATGAGCGCGTACAGGTCGTCGGACGAGCGGACCGTCTCGTTGACCGGCTCGGCTATCGGGTGCGATTTCTCTACCCACCCGGCTTGCTCGGCGATCGGCCGCAGCCACGAGCCTATTCGTTCGATTGGTCCCATACGCCCCCCTTCAGGCGATCACCCATGGCACGGATTGTACCACGGCGTTCGGCGAGTAGAAGCATAGCAATAGAGCATCGGCTTTGTCAGGCGAGCGGCCAACGCGCTGAATGAAGTCGTCTTTCTTCTCGACGGTGCGCCGCCCCTTCGAATCGCGTCGGCCCTCTTTGCGCTCGGTCAGCTCTTCGATGAGTTCGATATCGTCGGGAATGGATACGGTGTCTACGATGTTCGCGAAGTCGAACCACATCTCGGCGACGACGTTCGAGTAGTAGTCGCGATTCTGCGCGTTCTGCGCGAAGTTGACTCCGACGACGTTGAAGCCCGCATCTTCGAGAACGTCCGTCACGCCGCCGCCAAGGCCGGTATCGTCGACCTTGATGATCACGTCGCGATCGTCTCCGGCGAACGACATTAGCCGTTCTGCCGTCTCGGTCGTTCGGCGTTTCTGCCCGTCGGCGTTTTGCTTGTACTCCCGGTAGTCGATGACGGCGAGCCCCTTCCGTTTGTAGAACACGACGCGGTCCTTGCCGCCGCGCGCGATGTCCGCACCGATCTCGATTGCGCCTTCGTCGTCTCCCGTGCGGCGGCTCGCCTCCATCGCCTGACGGATGGTGATGATCGACGACTCGCCAAGCCCCTGAGGCATACCGCGCCAGACGTGGTTGTAGTGTGACCAGTCGCCTGTCTCGTGCGCGTGGCGCTGATCCCGTAGCCGATCGGCTTCAAGCGTCTCCGGGAAATACGGATTCCCGTCGTGGTTGATCTCGATACCGATAGCGCCGTCGCCACGGTGCAGGTGCCACGTCACGACCGTGCCGTCCTCCATCGTAGCTGCGAGCTTTTGCTTTCGCGTCTTGAACGAGAGAAAGTAGTCGTAAATCGGGTCACGCTGGTCGATGCGGTTGAACGTGTAGTAGAGTTTCGACTTCCGCTTGCGGACTGTCGGCACGAGCACTTCGAGCGATTTCTGCGACACCTGCTGCGCCTCTTCGGTCCACGCTCGGCCGATGTTCGTGGTCGACTTCACGTGCTGGCCGTTGCGGTAGCCGATCCCGGCGAAGACCATGTGCGCGCCCATTACGTGATCGACGCTGCTCTCGGTCATGTAGTAGCCGGGTATCTGTAGCGCCTCGATAGATCGGACGATGGAGCCGTAGACTGACTCGGCCATCGAGTTCTGCGTCTCTCGTGTGCAGAGATACGTGGCTTTCTCGTTGCGCCCGGTCATGGCAAAGAAATCGGCCATCGCTGTCGTCTTCGCGCCGCCTCGCCCGCCCCACAGAAAGAAATGGCGCACGTCTTTCGAGTGCGCCTCCTCGTAAAGCGGCATGAACGCCGGAATCAGTAGCCCGTGCAGCCCGCCGTCAGCCGGAGGACTCGTCGCCTTCGTTATCGTCATTCTCGTCCTCGACTACGCGGATCGTCGCCCCAACGTGTAAGATGATCGGCGCATCGATCGCTGCGTCGCTCTGCACCTTGATCTCCTGCGTCGGTTTGCCGTCGAGCCGGTCGTAGATGTAGCGAGCGATGTCGGCCTTCCCGGACAGCGCCATGTTCCACATCTTGTGGCCAAGCGCTTCCTTGCGGGCGATCTTCGGCTGGCCTTTACGAATCTCGACATCTTCGATCTCGCCGAGTTGCCGGAGCACTTCGGTTAGCGTGAGCGTCCCTTTCGGGCGCCCTTTCGGATTGCCCGACTGACCGGGTTTGAAGCGCGTTGCTGGACTCGGATTCGGGTTTCCCATGCTCATAGCTTTATGATAGCCCGGTGCTGGATTCGAACCAACTCCTACCGACTGGTATGTCGGTCGTGACCGCCCTCATCACCAACCGGGCGCGGATATGGCTGACGTAGAGATTCTACTGCGCGACGCATGGCCTTGTCCAATGGCATGAGGTAGCGATGTTTCCCCGGCATCCGAACTTCGCGAAACTTCGAACGCTGCTTCGGGTCGCTAACGTATTGCCAAGCACCGCGGGTGTGTCGAATCCTTCCGTCAGGACCGACCCAGCAACTCGTCGGTGACGATTGCCCCGTGTAAATCCAGTTGCCCGCCTGATAGATGCCGCCGTGATGTCCATACGCAGGATCAGCGAACGACACTACAAGACGAAGCCGTGGAAACTCGTCTTTCAGTCGCCGAAGACAATCGGCAACAATCTTCGTTACGGGTTGCTCGTGGGTATTCGATAGCGCGACACGCACGAGTTCACAGACCTGTTCTTTGCCGAGCATCGACGAATACCGTTCGTGCAGAAAGGGAGACGCGCCGCGACCGAAAAGCACGACGCCAACGAAGCGACCGTCTTCCCATACGCCAAACTTCACGAGTTTGCCAGCGGGCATGGTTTTCGAATAGTGCCAGTGTTCGACCGCCCATGTGGCTGCGTCGTGTCCGACCCAATCAATCTTCAACGGCACGCAGGTCGAACTCCTCGCCGCAATGCGGACAGACGACCGGCTTCGGAGCAAGCTCGTCGAGCCGTCCCTGTTCGTCTTCGGTTGCTGGCTCGAAATCTGGCATCGAAAGATCGATCTGCGAATCAACGATACGAATACCGTCGATCGCCAGATCAAGGTCGAGCACCCATTCCTGTAGCTCGTTGATGTTGACCTCGCCGTACTGTGAGGCGATCCCGAGAAACTTGTCAGCCGCGTCTTTCTTGCTCTTCGCCTCGATGAACGCAACCGGCACATCCGGTACCGTGTAGCCCTCATCTCGCAACTCCCGCAGCGCCATGCACCGCTGGTGCCCGTCGATGATGTAGTGCTTCGGTTTCTTAACCTTCGTGCGCCAGACGAACACCGGGGCGTTGATCCCGTGCTCGACGATGCGCCGTTTCAGCTTCGCGAGGTTCTCATCGCTGATTGTCTTGATCCCGCCCTGAAAGTCGAGAAGCGAATCCAACGGCAGCGCCGTAGCCGCCTCGCACGTCACATCGATCCTGCTCGATTCCTGCTGATTTTTCATGTTGTAGCCCCTATCTTGGCATGAAGTATGCCGCGTAGTCGACGTGCGCGATCCATACCGGACGCCACGGTAGCGAAGTCAGGCCGTGCTTGATCCCTGCGTACCACGGCGGGAGTAGCGGTATCCAGTCTCCCCGGTGCCGGAGAGCGAGTACGTGACTTGCTCGGTGGACGGCATCGACGAACCGGCGATTTCCTGCGCGTTTGCTTGCGTACAGCGATAGCCAGCGTTTCAGCCCGTCTCGCTTGAATAGCTCTCGCGCGATGATCTGCGCAATTGCCCCTCCGCGCGAATGACCTTCGACGATGGACGGCTTCAACCCCCGAATCGCCCGGAGGACGACAAGCGCCTCGTAGCGGTCCCACCGGTTCACCCGCTCGTTGTCTCCGATGGTGCGTCCGGTCATGAAGTTGAACAGCCAATCTTGCGCATCGTTCGATCCGATGATCTGGAGCACCTGCCCGCCCTGTTTCAGCAGCCACTTAACCACGATTGCCTGCCTTCTGCCGCCGTCGTTCCTTCTCGATCTGCGCGTTGTGTACAGCAACGGTTCGATCGAGCCTGTCTTGGAGTTCGCTTACTCGACGCTTCAGCCGTTCGTTTTCCATCAGTACGGTCTGCATCGCCTCGCGTGTCTTGTCGAGTTCGTCCGCCGTCACCCCCGTTTCAGGCTCCGCTTGTGCCTCGGCCTGCGGCCTCGCCGACCGCGTCTCCCGCAGTGTCGGGAATCTTTCATGCGCCATCGTATCCCTCCGGTCGTTTGCCTTCGCGCCAATCATAGACACTGATACTGCGCTCGATCTGCTGTACGGCCTTCATGACCTGCTTGTACGTATACGGTCCGTACGCGCCGTATTGTCGCTCAGCATGCTGGAACGCCCACGTGCGACGATCTTTCCACGCGACACGGCACGGTGCGCACGATCCGAGGTGGTCATCGGCCTTCCCGTCGCACCACCGGCATGTCATTGATCAGCTTTCCAGTCGTCGTTCAGCGCATCGACCACTTCGAGAAGTGACGCCATATAGCCGTTTTCTCTGGCGGCGTGGATCATCGCTGGAACGTCTTTGTTCAGGCAGTGCGAATCGTAGTAGCGCTGCCCCACGAAACTTTGCGTATGACTCCGTCCGATGCGCGGGTCGTTCAGTAGAAGTTCGCGCCACTCGTCGTACTCGACGCCGAATGTCTCGCAGATGCGCGCCCACTCGTTGAAGAACGTCACCTTCGTTGCCAGGAACGCGTTTTCG